AGTTGGCTTTATTTGTTTGCCGTCTATGGCATCGCTTATGGCGGTGCGGCTTTTAATTAAGGTTTCGTTTATAAAAAGTATATTTAAACTCATATTTTATTTTTTACGTGTTACTACTTTTACATCCCATCTATGACGGCAATATGGTCTATGGTTGCCGTTAGGCTCGGTAAACCAACCGCCGCGTCTATCCCAAACCGAGTAACCAAGGCGCTCGCTTATGTTCTCAATGTCGGCGCGGCTCCAAAGTTTGGTGTCTGCTAGTTGTAGCATACGTGCGCAAAATGGTCTATTTTTATCGTCCCTTGGCCCATTATAAGTATATCTTAAAAGGACTTCGGTCGTTGTGGTCTTGTCGCCACCAGGAATGGTTCTTAAAGGTTGTACCAATTCACGTACAATGGGCGAATAGTTAGGGTTCAATATATTCATTGCGCTACCTATCACGCTCAAATAACCTTCGGTTTGTAGGGCTTTTAAGGCGGTATTTATGGCACTTACTTCCTTGCCTAGTACTATTGCCATTGTTTGCGGTGTAACGCGCTTATCCTTGCTTATAAGGTCTAGGACGTTGGCTTTAAGTTTGTTTATTTCGGCGTCGGCAAATTGCTCAAAGTTCTTAGCTTCAAAGGTATCAACTACATCAAAGTCGTTAACGTGGTCGCCACATGCGGCAAACTCATTTAAAAGTATTTCGTCTTGTGTTTCGGCAAAGGCTTGCATCTCGGTTGTAGGATCTTCATCAATGCCTAAAAATGTGTTCACATCGGCGTCGGTAAATCCAAAGCCACTTTTAAGCATTAGGCTAGCTTGTTGCTTATTAATTTTACCGCTACCAAATTGGCGTACTATACGCATCACGTTTTGGTATTGGCGTCCGCTTAAATTCTTTATAGCGTCGTTTGCTTGCATTGGTTGCGCTACCGCAGTAGTGCTACCACTTGCAGCCGGTGCCGTCATTTCAACTTGTAAGCCTAGCTTTTCGCGTATTTCATCACGCGTCATATTGGCACTCAATACGGCCTCGCTAAATTCAAAGCTAAGTGGCTCTACTGGTGTAATAGTATGTTCGCCAGGAATACCGGCTAAATTCATAATCTTAGTAAAGGTTTGCTCGTGTTCTTGTTGGCGCTCGTTTACGTAAGTATTTTGGAAAATTTGGTAAGCGTCGCGTATTTCATTACGTGCGCCTAATTGCCCTTCGGTCTTGATACCAAATAAAGTAGGGCTTGTAACTTGATGGCAAGCAAAAATCTCTTGCTGAATCAAATTATTAATATTGGTAAAATCTTCTTTTGTTAAACTTGTTTCGCCTAGGTCTATAATATCTACGGCGTTTTCTTTACTTGGGTTAAATGCTATTACTACGCGGTCGCCGTCGTGGTTGGCAAATTTGCGTTTTAAATCGCGTTCAACTTCTTCTTGTTCTTCTTCTTGTGGTAGGCCGTTGTTAAAATTAATTAATTTAGTAGCAACAAAGTTATGCTTTGCATTGCCTAAAATATGTCGGCTTACTTGGATATCACTTTCAATATAGTTAAGTCCTTGGAAGTAACTAGGCAAAGGATAAATATCACTCTTAGGGTTGTATTGCTTTACAAATAATATTTGTACGCCATTATTTTCGTTTAAATTAAAGGCTGGGTATTCGCGCGCCTTTTCTTTAAAGTCGCTTAGTTCCCAGTCGTCCTTAATATAGAACTTTTTTAAATCTTTGCTAGCACGTACCTTTTGGAACTCTATGTGGTACACCTCGGCAATATTGCCTAGCGCGTTCCATAGCACTTGCAAGTAAAAGCCACCATGTAATTCATCGTCCAGGATAGAACGCTTTAAAATTTGGTTCCAAGTTTCGCCTTGGCTATTGGCTTTCTTTTCTATATCTTCAAAGCCCTTGCCAAAAATATAATTCACTTTGCCTTTTACAATAGCGCCATGCTTTGGACTTTCGCCAAAAAGACTTATTAAATAATTTGAGTAATTGTTGCGGTCGCCAAACTCTACATAATTTTTACCTTTCTTTTCTTCAAATTTAGGTTGTAATGCTTGGTCAAATTCTACTTTTACTAGTTGATATTGTTTATTCACCATTGTAAGTTTTAAATTCGTTATCTTGATTATTGTACTCTACCGGCGTAAATGCAGTTGAATCATGTAAATACATAAATCCTTGTTCAACTATATTGCCGCTCGAAGCCTCGTTGGTATTACTAGAACTTGCTTGCTCACGTATTCTATATCGCCAAGTTCCACTTTCTTGGGTATTAAATGTAGCTTGTAAACAAAGTACATCTTGGTACCTAGCATCGGTGCTTATATTGGTTCCCACAAATTTAACTATATTTTCGTTAGCACTGGTAAAAATAAATAAATAATATGGGTTAGTTAATGTTGCCAACTCAAGGCCGGTAAATATTAAGTTATTGTTTTGTCCTTTATAAATATGCAACATAAGGTCTATAAATTTAAAAACCCTACCCACTTATTGTAGGTAGGGCGTAATTAAATAACTGCTTTACTTTTTAAATAATTGGCTAAAATTAACCAGCAGTCTCAAGCGCTAGGCCTACTGCACTAGAAACTTGTAAGAAATCATCCGGCTCAACGCCAGTCAATGTAATATTGTATCCGTTACGATCGCCCGCACCAGTACCACTACCATTCTCGGTAGAAGCTAAGTAAAGGCCATTGCCTTTGCCATACATGCGGTAGTTTCCGTCCATGTCTAAAGTTACAACCATTAACTTAGCCTTAGCTAAAGTGCGTACCACGTTTGCGGTAGTGCTATCTCTTTTGTTTAATGGGAATACTACTTGATGGGTATAGAACAATGATCCATTTTCTTCGGATCCGGTTGCGTTTGAATTTGTATTTGCTACGGCACGTGGTATATCGAATTTGTAAAAACGCTTACCAGATGCCTTAGTGATGCCGGTTACTAAACCGCTCACTTCAGTTACACCGCTTATATTACCAAACTCGGCAACATAAACAGATTTAATTCCCCCTATATTTTCGCGGCAATCAATAGTAAAGCCGCTTGTTATTGCGCATGGCATATTAAAAAAGTTTAAAAAAAAGGCGGCGTTTTTTGCACCGCCTTTCTTTGGTTAAATATTAGAACTAGATAGTTGACTTAAACTTTACACAAAATTGTGTGTAAGCTACGTTAACTCCTAATTTGAAAGCTACTCTATAACGAACCTCGTTATTATCTTTTGAATACCAGATAGTGTAATTATCTTCTTCAGCTTCTAAGTCAAACGCCATAGCGATGTTAGACAAAGTTGTTGCGTAGATATCGCCAGTGCCATTCAATCCGTTTACTGCTACTAACTTCGCGTTAGTTCCAGGGATAACGAACATTCTATCAGCGCTACCATCAACTTGGTAGTTGTATAAATTCAATGCTTGGTAAGCTAAAACTGCTAATCTATAAGCATCAAAACCTACAAAAATATGTAAATCTTCAGCGTCAATGATTTCAACTGGGATAGCTTTGTAAACACCTTGTAAAGCAGATACAATGTTAGTAGAAGTCAAAGTTGAAATAGGCGCACCAGATACATATCCAGATACGTTTGCATCAACCGGAGAACCAGCATCAATCAACTTAATTAAGCCATTGAAACGCTTTAAGTTTTCGCTAGCTGAATCAGTATCGCCTTGCCAAATTCCTACTTCTAATTGCTTAGCAATAGTCTTGTTTTTTTGTTCAGCAAACTTAGTTTGGAACTCAGCCCATCCAAAATCTTCGTAAGTAGAACCCGCTCTTAAAGCCTCTTGAGAGAAGTAAGCTTCAAAATCTTTAGGGCAAATTGCTTCTTCGATTTTGATTTTACCAACTGTCACTGTCGCTTGGCTTAAAGTAGTTGTACCACTTGCATTCCAACCGCAAGCATCAGCTTGGAAGTTTGCGTTTGTAGCAAGTTTAGGAACCGCTACCGCAGATTTAGTCTTAGGTAATAAGATACCACCAGACTTGATTAATTCTTGTGTTTTCGCAGAGAAAACCGCTTCGGTCAATAAAGGTGCAATCTGTTGTTTAGTATATGCACTTATGCCTGAAAATGATAATGCCATTTTTATTAAATTTTAAATTATGAACAAATTGATTTTGAGAAATTTTCAAACTCGGCCTTTGCATCTAATTTTTGATCAGCAAAAGCATTGCTTGTTTTTACGCTTGCATCTGGTGTACCTTGTGGCGCTTCAACTAGCATCTTGCTAATTTGCATAAGGCCTTCAATTACTTTATTTGCTTGCGTTAATTTTGTTTCGTATGCTGCAAACTTTTCTTCGTATGCTGCAAATTTTTCGTTTGTTGCGTTTTCAAAAGCCGCAAACTTTGCGCTCATGTCTTCGTCTTCAACAACTGGTGCAACTTCTTCGGTAACTGCTGGCTTAATTTCCATGATAGCGCCGTTATCGCCTAAAACGATAATTGTGCCATCTTCTAATTTATGCTCGCCTACTGGCGCTGGCATACCTTCGATAGTTACAACACCACCAACGGCTAATTCGGTAACTTGTACCATAGTGCCATCAGCTAATTTAGCGTCCATCATTTTAACAGCCATTTCTGGAGTACCAGATACGGGCGCCATTTCCGGAGCCACTGCAAAAGATTGATCTTCTTTTACTAATTCAACAAAAAATTGTTGAACTTTTTCTAAGATTGTTTGTGCGTCTTTCATACTTCTATATATATTATTTTAGTTAAATAGGTACTTTTAGTAAATCTGCTAGTTCGGCTAGCTTTTGTTCGGCGTAGTTAAGAGTCTTCTTTTCGGTTGGGTATTCAAAGTAACCTTCTACCGAAAATCCTTTTACTTTGCCTTGTTTAATTAGTTGCCATGCTTGTTCGTTTTCTACGTAAAAGCTACCAAACCATGATCCGTCGTTGGCATCTTCAAAACCAGCCATGGGCGCAATGCCTCGGGCTTTGTCAACTAAAAAACTTTCAAACATTATAAGTCCGTCAAGTTGCATATCTTGATCGTGCATTAAATTAACATTGCCTTGGTAGCCTTTTTTGCTAAACTTAATCGCGATATCTTTTATAGTATCAGCGCTAAAGGTTACAAAATGCTCGCCAAACTTCTTATTGTTTCTATAAATAGGTTTGTCTGCTAACATTAACGGACCGCTTATAATGTGTTTGTCTTCGTCTTGTATGGCAAAACTTTGGCCGTAATTTTCTTCGCTAAACGCTATAAAATCACGTTGTATTGCCGGCTTGTCAACAAGCGCTATAAACGATACCTCGGCATCGTCTTGTAATTCTTCTTGTATCTTTAGTTCGTAAATAGGTAAATCCATAGTAATAAATATAAAATTATTGCTTTGTGTACTTTTAGTTTATTCGGGCCGCGCGGTTAAGTCTTGCCGTACGTTCTTGGTTATTACTAATGTCGCTTTCTATTACGTAGGCTCTACCCCCGCTACCCCCCATTTGGTTAACTTGCTCTGGGTTTAAATTAGTTGTTTGAGGCGTTGGCGACAATGGCGCGCTTGCTGAAACCCCAACGCTTCCGCCACTATCGGATCCGGCACCGGCAGTAGAAGGTGCCGCCTTGCTTTTACCGGCCGAAAGTATTGCCGCAATTTGTGCCGCACCGGCAACACCGGCGCCAACCGCTTGCGCAATGGTATTGGCTTTAGATATTCCCTTACCGACTATTGCACCGGTTACGGCCGCCTTACCACTAGCAATTTGTGCGGCTGCTAAGCCTTGCATTCCTGGTATAAAAGCGCTTGCTATACCTACGCCGATAGTTGCGTTACCCGCCGCAATAGCCTTATTGTACTCGGCTTGTTGTTGCCTACCACTTAATAAAATTGCTCCTATACTTGAAGCGGTTGCAATAGCTACTTGCGCAATTCCAAAAGCCTTAGCCAAGTCGCTACCTTGTCCAAGAACTTGCGATAAGTTACCAATGCTTGACGCAATGCTATTACCTAAAGTAACCCAGCTTTCGCCTATTGCAATATTGGTAGCGAATGCAGTATCTAGTCTTTTTTGTTCTAGGTCGTTAATTTCTTGTTGTTGCTTATAATAAAAAGCGTTCCATTCTTCTTGCGCTTTAAATCTTTCGTCAATTACTTTTTGTTGTTCATCACTATTCTTTTTATCTATTGCTATTTGCTTATCACTTAGTTCTATTTTTTTAGCAACGTATTCAGTGTCTGCGTCTATTAATTCGGCTTGAATGCCTTTGTATTCAACGCTATCTTTTTTAAATAGCTTTTGCTTTTTTTCTAGGTCTTCTTTTTTTAATTGGTAGCTTTTTTCTCCGAAGGTTTTTTCTATATCAAGTTTTTGTTGTTCATTTTCTGCGGTAGCAAGCGTTTCTTGTTTTAAATTTTTTAATCTTGATTCGCTTATTTTATTATCGGTATCTAAATTTTTTAATTTATCCTGGAATGCTTTGTCTGCTATTTCTTTTCTTTTGCTAGCTTCTTCCTTTTCAATGCTAGTAATTTGTCCTTGAGTACGTTTAGAAATTTTTGCACTTTGTGCGCCAGCATCTTCAGCGGCAATAATAAGCGCATCAATACCGGCAAGTTTTTCTTTGTCAATATTCTTCATGCCCATAAGTTCGGCACGTGCTATCTTTAAATTTTCTAAAGTTCCGGTACGTATAACCTTTAAAACATTTTCACGCGCGCCAAGTTCAAGTGCAAGTTGTTCTAGTAATAAAGTTGCCCTTTGCTTATTTATTGCTATTACTTTGTCGGTTTCTTCTTTTTCAATACGTGCGGCTTCTTTTAATGCGGTAATCCTTTCTTTAATAGGTCTATTTGCATCCGCAGCAATTTCGCGCGCTTCTTGTAGGCGTCTATTTGCTTCGGCGGTTGCTAAAGCCGAATTGCGTTGCGCATCTTCTAAGTCGTCCAGGGCTTCGGTAATTTCGCCAAAACGTTCGCTTGTTGCTTTGCTTGAAATACCCAAAGCGTCAAGTGCAACTATTAAACCATTGTTTACAAGTTCGGTAAATTGTATAAAGCCGTCAATTAATGGTGTAAGTATTTTAGTTATAAACGTAGTAAATATCCCGCTTAAAATCCCAAAGGATTTACCTAGCGCATCGCTTACGCCTTCCATCTTTTTAAATGGTTGGAATAATGCCGTTACCACTCCCACTAGCGTAGTAACTACCGCAATAATTGGGTTGGCCCTAATTATATTTAAAGCGTTGTTAAATAAGTTAGCGGCGTCGCTTGCCTTTTTTGCAGCGGGCGATAAGCTACCTAATTCCTTACCTAATTCCCCTACCGATTTACTGGCACCCGAGGTATCAACCTCAATTTTGGCGCCTATTATTTTTGTCTTTTTTGCCATTTTATTTTTAATTATTTATTAACAATCGCCACATGCTTCAATAGGTGCGGCATTGTTTGCGGTTCCGTTTCTTCTAAATTTTCTATATTTAAAAACTCCGTCAATTCTTTGTTGTACCCAAAAGTCATCATCAGTAAGCATATCCGACCAAACGGCTCCAGGTAAACTAATTAACTGCGTAGCATTGCATAAGTTAGTACCTACTACTTGTATCGAAATTGAGCCGTATTCGCCACCGGCGCATACCTCGGTAGATCCTACAAGAGAAAGTTTACCAGTAAAAGTTGCGGTAGTATATCCGCACGTAGGCGAATTAGCTTCAATTAAAGTACCTATGCCATGATTGCCATAAGTAGAAGAACAAGGGTTGTTGTCTATTGTTCTTTGGTATAAATCATAGCCCATACAAATAGTATTAGCTCCATCGTTTACAAAATTTGGTGCGGTATTACAATTTCCGCTTGTTGGCGCCGTACTACCCACATTGCTTCCGTTTACTTGATAGTTTTGATAAGTAGCCGAGCAAATATTCAAATCACGATACACTAAATAGTTTGTACAACCTACGCAAGTATTGTATGCTTGACTTACCCAGTTAGCATCGTAGTTACATGAATTATCCTCGGGAGCGGTTGCGCCTTGGTCTTCGCCACCTACGTAATAACGCAAGTAAGTAAGCGAACAAGGGTTTGTATTTCTATAAACTAAATATTCGGTACAATCCCAGCATGTAGTATAAAGTTGACTTGTTAAAATTGGCGATCCGTTACAAGCACCATTTGTCGGAGCGGTATTTCCAACGTTTGCACCATTAACAAAATAATTGTTGTAAGTAGCCGAACAAGGGTTTGTATCTCTATAAACTAAATAGTTTGTACAAGCCGAACAAGTGTAATATGCCTGACTTGTTAGCGTTTGTGTAACATTACAATTCCCGCTTGTTGGCGCCGTGCTACCAACGTCAACCCCGTTTACTTGGTAATTATTGTAACTAGAAGAACATACATTTGTGTCCCTATAAACTAAATAGTTAGTACAACTTACGCAAGTATTAAAACCTTGGCTAGTCCAAACTGGCGAATAATTACAATCGCCGTTTGTTGGTGCGGTTGTCCCTACGTTTATGCCGTTTACTTGATAATATCTATAAGTAGCCGAACAAGGGTTTGCATCCCTATAAACTAAGTAAGTAGTACAAGCGCTACATGTATTGTAACCTTGACTTACCCAGTTAGCGGTAAATACACAATCGCCGTTTGTTGGTGCGGTAGCGCCAACGTCTATTCCGTTTACATAGTAATTATTATAAGTAGTGCTACAAGGGTTTGTATTTCTATAAACTAAGTAAGTAGTACAAGCGCTACATGTATTATAAACTTGGCTTGTTAAAATTGGATTGATATCACAACTTCCAAAGGTAGGAGGCACCGCGCCTATATTAGTTCCGTTTACTTGATAATTTTCATAAGTAGCCGAATACGGATTCACATCTTGATAAACTTGATAAGTAACACAACTACTACAAGTAGTTTGTCCGTATAGTTGCCAGCTTGCAGTTGTATCTACTACGCTACTTGTTTTGTCAATAATGCGTAAAAGTTCAACTTTAGTAAGTTCGTCCATTCCGGCTTGATAGTCTATTACTCTACTTAATTTATACAAGCCACCATCTAAAAAAATAAGTTTACTAAAATCTAGGTTATAAATATCAATTTCGTTTAGTTTAAACATACCCGTTACTAAGCGACTATCTTTGCTTGTAATTTCGGACATGTAACCTAAATAGTAAGTATTAAATAAATTAGCGCTAGGATAGGAAGTAGGTGTAAAAAATATTTCTAGTGGTGCGCCAAAGTTTAAATCTATTGTTGGTGTGGTAGGGTTATCAACGTGTCCAAAATAACCATAAGCAGTTAATGCAGCGGACCAGTTACCGGATCCGTCTTGCTTTTTTATGCGCCAAGAAGCTACGCCGGTAATTTTTTTAATCATTCCTATACGTATCTTGGAATCCATCCTATCCTCAACTACGTTATTGTTACTTAGTTTATAAATAGCTGGGTAAACCTTATCGGTTCCGGCTTTTTTTACCATTACGCTAGGCGCAAAAATTATCCCAACTTCTTCCGAATCTTTATTAAATTCATAAGTAGTATCGTAAACGCGGTCAGCATAGCCCTCGTTAAAAACCTTTTGATAGTTTTCGTTGTAAAAGTCATTGTCTTCAGTATATTTTAAATTGTAGTAACGAGCGTTTAGTTCGCTCATTGGTTTTATTTTTATAGGCTTTGACCTATCTATTTTGTCCGACCAGTCTATAATATTTGCCGTAAAATAATTTTGATACGGCTCAATTATTAAATGGTTTCGTTTTGTTTTATCTTCTACTACCATTAAATTAAACATCTTCATTATGCTAGTAAAGAAGTCTTTTAAAAATATACCTTTTGGAATTGTATCGTTTACACTTATTGCGTCGTCGTGGTTAAAGGTAACGTAAGTAGCTACGCCGTTTATAGTAATATTTCCGCTATCTATGTTCACTGTTGTATATAAACCAAGGCTTGCATTTCTTGGCCCAGACCATGCAATTTTTAAAGTATCGTTTTGGTTAAAAGTAACTTCGTTAATTACTATGCTTAAATCAAAATTCGTTTGCGTTGTAATTTGGCTACCTATTACAACCCCATTTTTTATTACTTTAAAAGTTACGGATCCGGCTCTAGTATAAGTAATGCTATCTTTTATAGTTACGTTAAAAGCACCGGTTAAAGGCGTGGCGCTATTATAAGTAAAAACATTATCGTCAATGTTGGCAATAAAATTACCGCTAGTTGTAATTGTTGGGAATGCAATTAATACGTCGTTGTCTATATCGTTTACATAGGTTTCGGCTCCGGTGCTTGCTGCAAATGAAGTATTGCTTTTTTTACTAAACTCTTTTTGGTTATTTGGTATTATTAGCGTTTTAAAAAAAGTGCTATTTAAAAACACCGATTCATAAGTATAGTCAGTGTCTTCAAACATTTTGTCAATGTATTGCTTTACAAAAAAAGAAGGTCTAAACGTATTAAGTTTAAAGTCTATTTTATTATCGCTATTTGCTCCGTAGTCTATTAATGGGTAAAAATATCCACTACCATAACCGGCGCTATTGTTTGCGCCACGTGTACCGCTTACTTCCCAGCTTTGGGTAATATTGTCCGAAGTGTAATTATGGTTGTACCCGCTAAAGTCTAAATCTTCAAGGCGTAAATTCCCTAAGGTATTTATAAAGCTACCTAATTCGCCAATAATAGCGCACTCGTATTCTACGCCACCATTATCGCGGATAATTTCAAGTAAGCGCAAATGCCCTTTAATTATTACTAAGCCGTTAACTTCAATACGCGCGTAGGCGTTTATCATTGCGTTATAATTACCCAATACGTTTGGATCGCTTGCTAGGTAGTTATTGGAATTATTAAGTTCAAATATATTACCAAAAATCTTATTGTTATTTGCCGTACCAGGAACTATAAGCGTTTTAGTAAAGCTAGTGCTTTTACTATCTAGGTTGCGTAAGTCGTCAATAGCAAAAGTAATTTGGTTACTTAGGTTTTGCGAAATATCTAGTTCGTTATCTTCTAAAAATATTCTAGTCATATTATCTTAATTGGCTATACCTTGTTTGATTCATTTCTACTTCTACTTCTAGTACGCGCATTCTATTGTTTACATATTTGCTATATTCGTAATTTGTATTCCTTAAACTTACTGGGTAATAGTAACCTTCAACTTCCATGTAAATTTGTGGGCTAGTTATTAACTCGTCAAGCCATTCGTAGTCAGCATCGGTTGGCGCGTCCATAGTTAATTTGTATGTAAAGTTATTTTGATTTAAGTAATTAACCTTGGAACTATTGTATTTATTATTTGCATCGTAGTAAGTAACCGAACTAAGACCTAAAGTAAAGTCGCGCTTTTCGTAGCCCTTACGCATTACGTCAAGGTTTAATCTACTTGCTAAGCCAAACTTGGCGGTGTCAAACATACCAAGATTGTTCAAGAAGTGCAAATTGTAACTTTGATACTTTGGATTGCAATCTAAGTCAACTTCTAAAGTATTGGTATTGCCGAAGGCGGCAGTCTTTTGCATTAAGCAAGTTATGCCTTCTACTATACCACCGGCGGTCAAAACGCGATTGTAATACTTACTTTCTTCAATAGGTATTTGATAATACTTTGTATCGTCGGTAATAATATTACTAATTTTATTAATTGCTATGGATCCAATATTTAATTGCACAAAACTTTTTGTACTACCAAAGCTATTTAAAATAGTTCCGGTAACTTGGTTTTGCTGGTTATAAGCTACTAAAACAAACCTATTAATATCCTTTGCCGGAATGTAAATATTATCGCCAATGCTTGCCTTAATATTTTTAGGTCTATTGGTAAAAAATAAATTAGTGTAAGTGCTTATGTCGCTTACCTTACGTTTAAATAAAGGCGCAGTCCAGTTGTAAGCCGTAATGTTTCCGCTTGCTAAGTTTAAGTAAGTTACGCCGCTATACTCCTCGCCAATTCTATACTGGTACGTTTGTGATATTTGCCCACTTGCGTTAGGTTCACTTACTACAAGTTCCTCTTTTGGCGTTAGCCATTCGTAGGTCATAGTATTTCGGACGATAGGCCCAGCGTCAAAGTAGCCTCTATTGTTTATAGGCTCTGGATATAATTTAACGCGGACTTGTTGTACGCCGTTAGTATAAACATCAAAAATGTATTTATAGTCTATTTGTCCGCTTACGTTTGTATTAAAGATATGCCAAAGCGAATCTTGTACCGAAGGCGATCCGCTAGGATATGCTATGTTAGTTATTGCCATATTTTTTGTTCATTAAGTCTATTGTAATTTGTACGTCTTCGCCTAGGGCTTCGGTCATAACGTCGTCAAAATCGGCGAACGTTTCTTCAAAAGCCAAGTCGAAGTAATGTGTTGCTTTTATACCATATTTTTTAATCATGTAAACCATTGTTGCCACTTGGCGTTCTATTAGTGTTTTTTTGTTTGCTTGTCTTAAACCTTTCTTTTCGGATCCAATGCCTAGCGCTTTGTCCTTTTTTACGCTAGCAATCTTAGCCTTTCCACTAAGTATATATTTTTTTAACGATGCGCGTGCGTCGTCCGGCATGCCGTAGGTTTTGTACTGGTACGGGGAATCCGGCGCATTCTTGCTACTTGCAACCCCTTTAACGCCCTCGTTTGGATAATCAAAGTAATCTAGTAGCTTGAGCGTAAATACCTTTAAATTGCCCGTATCGCTTATTTCGGCGGTCATATTTTTAAGCAATGCACCGCTTGCCGTTACTTCTTCTTGTTTGGCGTACTTGTCTATGTTTTCCAAAAATAGGGCGCCATATTGCTCAAGCACGTTGCCTATTACCCCAAATTGGGATAAGTCCTCGCCACCAAAGTCGAAGCCTTCGCTAAGTGCTTTCTTTTGTGCGCTGCCTATGTTGATGCTCATCTACTTGTCTTTTTTGTTTTAAATACGATAAATCGTTTAAAAATTGTACCACCGGCAAATCGTAAACTTGGTCCAGAGTTATTCTTTCAAACTCGGCTACTTGGTGCGCGTTGTAAACCCACCCAAAATTGTCTTGAAATTCATCCTCAACTGATTTACTCGTTTTTGGCTCGTCATCCAACTCTTGATCTGCGGTTCCAAATAGCCCTTTGTATTGGTCGTTAAACTGGCTAAGAGCGTGCAAAAAAAAACCATGGCATGGTAACCATGTTTAAAGTCTGCTTGCTTAAAATCTTCGGCATACTTTTCGTGGTCTAGTACGTCGTAGGGTTCGTTTACTAAGTGCCATTTTTTCCAACTCCATTTAGTAGGCGTGCATATACTTGCTAAAATATTGTGCATGCCCATTATTGGTTCGGTCTTACTAAAGGTTAATACCTCAATATACCTACCGGTATTAAAAGGTCTTTTTATTTCAAAGTTCAAGCGGTACCATTTGCCGTTAGCTTTTATAAGTTTTTGCGGGCTTGTAGCCATAGCCTTATCTACTTCAAGTTCAAACAAATCTTTTAGTTCTTCGCAAAGTTTGCTAAATTTTTTAATAGGCATTTGTTCAATTTCTTCTATGGTCTTACCAAGTAGCACCTGGATAATACGTTTAGTTTTGTCCAATTCGTTCTCGTCTAAATTGGATATGCTATGCAGCTTTTGGAAATTGTCAATAGTTAACTTCATACGTTTATAAGTATATTTTTTAAATAACGTGGTACTTGCCTACCAGCTTGTTGTCGTTTTTACATTTGTTAGCCAAGGCCAAAGCTATTACGCAATCGTCGTGGAAGCCTTGCGGTGCCGAATACCTTACGCCGGTTGGTGTAAAGGTATATTCAAAAACCTCAAGTTCGTGCTTTATAAATCCTTCGGGATAGCTTATGCTTTTAGTTTGTATGGCGTTGGATAATCCCTCAAGTAGTTGTTGCTTACTTACACTGGTAAACTTAAAGCCGGTCATATTGTTAAACTTCTTTTGTAAGTCCTCAACTATGGCGTCGCCTACGCCAGTGCTATCAATTAGGATAGGGATATTTTTAGGTAACCTTAAAATAGTTTCTTTGGTTTGCATCCAGTCTTTTTGGAAGCGTTCAAAATGCACTACGTTACCAAGTTTATCTAAGCCAATAATAACGGTCCAGTCCACAGACTTAGCCAAGTCAATTCCGTAATAAGAAGCCACCCCACTTGACGCCTTTGTGCAAGCGGTAATAAATTCCGAGCCGAATGGGTTTGCCGCGTTCTCCATAGGATCGGCCATGTATTCTTGTCTAAATACAACGGAAGGAAGTTGGCTTTTTGCCGCGTCAATTTCCGAGGCGTCAATGTGCGGGTTGTCATAGGTGCTAAATTTAAACGCTTCCCAGTCCGGCTCGCCACCGCGCATAAACAAACTATAAAAATAATTTTTGCCACGTGGTGTGCTTAAAAATATTGCCTTGCCTTTGTAATCGGTAAGCGTTGGACGTATTGAATTATTCCAACCTTCTTCTAGGTTGGGTATGTAACTAGCTTCGTCAATTATAACTAGGTGGAATTTAGTTCCGCGCATGGCGTCTAAACGTTCGCCGGTAAAAAAGCGTATGGATCCACCGGTAACAAAATCAATGAGTAAATCGGTTTCGTTCTTCTTATAAATCTTTTCGGGTAGTAGCTTGCATATTTCTTTAAAGAACATCTTACCAAGTTGGTACGTTGGCGTAATGTAAGCAATGCTTTGCTTTCTTAGTCCACATTCAATGGATATGTTTTGGCTAATTAAACTTTTACCAAACCTACGACCGCACATCATTACACGAAAACGCGCAGCGCTATCAAGTACTTGCTTTTGTGCCTGGTGCGGTTTCTTTAATTTAATCTCAAGATTCGTACTTGATTGTAATGGTGTCAATATTTGTGTTTTCGGTTTGTTGCCTATCGGTCATTCCTAGTGCGTTCTTAGCGTAGAAGATTGCCTTGCCTTCGTTGGCTACTATATCGGTAGCTAAACTTTTAAACATTGCTACTATGTGCGTTGTTATTTCATAATAGGGATGGGTAGGATCTTGTCTTATTTTCCAAAGGTTCATGCGATGGTAAAATTCAAAGTTATGCTTGCGTAACCAATGATCCAGGAAGTAATCAATAGTAGGAACGTGCCTATCTCTAATTTCTACTATTTTACCGCTACCGGTTGCCACTTCCTTTTTACCAGCCATGCAGTCGTCGCAATATGCGTATGCCAACTCCATTAACTTGTCTTCGTCTATGTCTTTAAATTTTCTAGTTACGTGTTCTCTTGTTTCCATATTTTTAAATTTTTTAATCCGTTGCGATATAAATAAACATCTTCAACGTGTTGTTGCCAAAATTTGTGAACTAGGGCGCCTTTGTCCCATCCGTATTCATTACCGCTAGCATGGGTACCTTGATGCTCGGCCTTGCAGTTCATTACATAGTAAGTATTAAATCCGGATAGTATGGCCCTCTCGCAGTAGTCCAGGTCTATTGGCCCGTAGGGAAACATGCTATCATTGAAGATGCCTATCTTATCAACTACGGCTATGCTTACAAGCCAGTTGCTTATAATGTGTTCGTTTTGTATGGTGTGCCTTACATTGTCCATACTACTTGCAACAATACCCGCATTTGGGTAAGTCTGCAATGCCTCAACCTTTTTAGCAAGCCAGTCTTGAGGTTCAATAATATCGTTAGCTAAATAAGCAATGGCGTCGTAGTTATCAACTAGGGCTACGTCAATGGCTTCGTTAAGTGCGTTGGCTATGCCTTCCTTGTTTACCTCTATGTACGTAAAAGGGTAACCCGCTTTGGCTAGGTTGTCTTTTAGTATATCTTTTGGCCTATTGCCATAAACAAGGCCCGCAATTAGTATTTTCATATATCCGTATTTATCTTTTAATATCCGTATTTTGAGCCGATAATGACTTGTATTCGGCTCATATGTGTCAAAAAGTAAAGTTATTGACTTATGTTATAACATAAGTAAAGTTATAACTTTACTTTGTCCCTTTAAAGTAACATAACAATATTTATATGTTACTTTTTGTGAACATTTGGCCCTAGTTCTTTTGCCGGATTGCCCGCGTACTTGGTGTGCATCCTGGTAATAAGTTTCTTGGTTACCACCGCGCCCATACCTATCATGCAACCTTCGGCAATGTTTTGCTTTTGGTGTACCACTGCATTCAAACCAATGTTACACTTATCGCCTACTATTGTATGCCCACCTATCTTGGCTCCGCAACTTATTGTAACGTTGCTACCTATTACGGCATCATGTCCAACGTGCGCATGCTTAAGCATCCATACGCATTCGCCTAGGGTAGTTACGTCATCGGTGCCAGCGTCAATAGTTACGTGGCCCGTTAGTACGCATCCGTCCCCTATCTTTACTTTGCCTATTGGCTTATCCCAATATGCTTTATGCTCGGCCGGTGCGCCTATAATGCAATAAGGCCCAATGTAAATATTATCGCCTAATTCGACGCCCTCGTAAATAATTGCAGTCGCGTGAATATTATTCATAGTGCAAGTTGATCGTTAAAGGTTTTATACACGTTTACTAAGAACGTGCCAACGCATGCACCACATCGGCTATTGTAAGTATAAATCGGATCGGCCTTTTTATACACTTGCAATAGTTCGTTTTGTACTTCGTGCGTAAAGCCTACCAGTTCGCCGGTCTTCATAAACAAATCGTAATAATGTTTATGCTTAGATAAGACGGCCAAACTCGTTGCGTCTAGTTCTACTAATTTGCTCATAATTGTATTTATTTTTTGCCCACTCGTAAAGGTCATTACCCATGCGAATCCTTTCTTGTGGATTGTTTACTAAATAATGAATATGCTTGTACCAGTCTGCTTGCTTTTTAACCCAAAGTACTGGTGCCTCTTTGTCTTTGTTGTAAGGTTCTACGTCGCTACATATTACGGCCACGCGTTTGCTTGCAGCTTCCAGTATCTTTAAATTGCTTTTGCATGAATGCCACGCGCTATCTTCTAAAGGTATTACCATTATGTCGGCATGTTCGTAGTGTACCATGTATTCGTTAGGTAGGGTTCCTTTTAACTTTCTATTGGGTATGCGCCCGCCGTTTGTAAATAGGTGCCAAAGTTTGTCCCAGTAGTATTTGCTATTTTCATCGGTATCGGTGTAACCGCCTAGCACTAACTCAATGCCCTTCATCCCTACTAAGCGTTTGAATGGGCCGTTTAGTATTCTTATGTCGTCCATGTGCGTACTACCACCGGCCCAAAAGATGCGCACCTTATCGCTTTCGTTTCTAAAGTCGGTGTACTGTTGCTCGCCCAATGGAATTGCATTTGGTAGTATTACTACGTTATTATGATATTTTTTAATCTTATCTGCTAGGCGTTCGTTTGTGCATGTAACCAAGTCGGCTGCTTGTATGTTCTTTACTACGCGTTCTTTTTGTGGCTCGTAGAATTGGAATAAAGGATGGTTAATAGGTAACTCCCAGTCATCGTCCAGGTCCATTACTATTTTCCAATGCTCTTTAGCTTCGGACCACTTATCGTCAAAAGGGCTAAAGCGGTTAAACAATAGCAAATTAAAAGGACGTTCTTTTAATATTTCTTCGGTAGGTACATTGCAGATATGGTTGTAACTATCGGGCAAAAAAGCCAACGGCATTAAAACCCTATGCCACCCGCAACCGCTTACCTTTTGCGTAATGCCTAGCACTTGTATTATTTTAGCTTCGTCCTTGTCCACGATATTGCTTTGGTTTTGGTGTGTGCTTGTTATAACTTTTTTTTGCCTCGCCTTGCTTGCGTTTGCCAAATGTTAGCTTTCTATTGTCGTTGCCTTTTACTTTTGCCATTATATAAATAATTTTTTGAAGTCATTAAATCTTAAATTAATTACGTACGAATCCTCTCCGCTTACTATTTCGGTAAACTCTTTGCCGTCCCTTATATTACCACATGCAAAGTCTATGTTAAAAAATATAAACTCTACTTCTTCTAAGTCCTGGTACTTATAACTAATGCCAAGTTCGTTAAATAAAGCGGTGTCTTCATTATGGCATAGCACCGGTAGTACAACTGGTTTCATATTATTTTATTTTTTGTCCAAGGAATCCCGCTGCAAATATAACTAAAATAAATTGGCTGAATTGTACGGGTAAAAAATAAAGCACCGCGCTTGTCCAAACACTTAAACAAGTTACGCAATCAAAAGGTTTAATTCTTTCATGGTGTGGAATGTCCCATATCTTTTTTATAAGGTAAACTATTTTGGCTACGTTAACAAAATAGTAAGCAAAGAAAAAGCCCGCTAGTAAAGTCGTTATCATATATTTTTATTTTGTTTTATGCAAATATCTTTAAGTTCTTGTCTTGTTTTACGTATTACATCTTTTACATGTTTTTCGGGTATTTGGAAGTAGTCCGATACTTTTTTGCACGATCTAAGTTCAACATATTTTTTAAATAGTATGGCTTCGTGTGCTTGTAGTTCATCTTCTTTATGTTTTTGTTCTAGGCGTTTGGTAGCAATATTGGCATAGTATGGGTTAAGTTCCGGTAGTTTTTGTTGACTGCGTAGGTAGGCCATGGCTTTTTCAATGTCGTTTTTACGGAACTTTTTATAAAATTGGCTAGTGCTACTGAATGCCATATTAGTAATAATTTTAATACTAAAACCTATTAAGCCATTAGAAGCCCATATTTCGCTTATCTTTTCGCAATCAATACTAAGTAAGGCCAAAGCCATTTCTTGCCTTAAATCGTCTTGTAAACCCTCGGGACGCACATTTCTAATCAGTTGGTTTATCTGCGGATCTAAGTATATGCTTTCTATGTATTTATTGCAGTCTTTCATAAGGTTTGTACAAAGATACTCGGTTTTTGGCTGTTTTATTCTTCCTATACTCTTTTTTTATTTATTTTATACCCCCCTTATAAATCATAAAAAATATAGTACAACGAGTACAAGTGTTATATTGTTATTATAAATTATTATAAATCAATCAATTATATATTATAAAAATTATTTTCAACCTCGTACATTTACTATAAATCCTTGTCCTTTCCATACAAATATACCACCATTTGGGTTTTTAAGTATCCATTTGTCAAAAGCTACCAACGGATCCAGATAAGATTTTAAACTCATTTTTGTTATTATTTTGTCGATTACGTAATGTTGTAAGTTTAAATCCAAATAATTCGCTTGCAGTTTGCAAGGCTTTTTTAAATCTTATTTGGCTATAATCTTTCTTTTCTAAATCATTAATTCCTAAAAAGTTTTGGTACTCGGTTCCAAACTCAAACCATTTATCTTTTGTTATGTCTTCAAAATAGTCCAGGAAGTCCTCGGTAAAATTAAGTTTTATATTTTTGCGGTTAATGGTTGTACTATTATCAAGTGCTGGTATTCCGGCTTCAAGGTATATTTGTACGCATTCAATCATATAATTGTAGAACCTATTCCATTCGTCGTTGTCCCAGTCGTTAAACAATGCCTTGCCACCAAAGAAGTCTAAGGGTGTATTTTTATGGTTAAAGAACGAGCTAAACTCAATTACTTTTACCCTACGTTTGCCATGCCCACCGGCATAGTTTATAGTATAATTGGTAGTAAAGCCAAACTTTGGCGCATCGTCATAGCTAATATAAATCTCGTCCTTATTCTTTTTTTCTATGGTTACGCCTTCGGTTATCTTACTATAAAATCCTTCAAAGTCCACGTTCTTACGGCAATCCTCTACTACAATAAGCTGGGTACTAAGTTCCACGCGTTGGAATGCAAAACTTTTATCTAACTTAAAGTTCTTACCATCAATGCTAACTAAGTTAATAAGCTTGCCAATGGCTTTAAAAAACAAACCTTTTCCGGCACCACCGCCGGCGGCTTCGTCTTCGGTTTCTTCGGCTAGGATAACTGCGTAGCTTTTTGTAGGATCCTTATAAGTATGCAATAGGTAACCAATTAAACTAATGGCGTAGGCTTCGCGCTCGGGGTTGCTATCACTAATCTTATTAATAAACTTTGTGTATTGCACATTCTCGTAGTCCAGGTCTTGATCAACATCTATTTTGTATTGTATAACTTGGTCCTTCCATACGTGCATATTAATAGCGCCGTACTTAAGTAGTTCCTTTTTGTTTTTAGTTACATGTACCACGCCATTTAAAAATGGATAGTAGGCCGAATCTTTAGTGTGCTTTAAAAACTTTAAATCTATGTTAGGCATAAACTCAAATAAGGCTTTGTTAAAGTAAGCGTCGGCACCTTTATAAATAACTTCGCGTAGTCTAGTTTTATTTATGCCGTCAAAGTTTTCGTAGGGTATGGCATCAATGTAATTAATAAGGAACTTTTTAACTTGCTCTATGTTAGTTTCCGATACAAAGTTATCTATTACGCGGACCAGTTGGTAGTTAAGTTTTTTATCGTAGTAGTACAAATAAAAGCCACCTTCGTTACTTAGTAGGCTTATAAGTTTATAGCGGTCAATAGTTATAACGCTTTTTATTACGGACCAAAATGTAAGCAGTTGTATGTCGTTATCGCTATCAAGTTCGTTAACTAAATTCTTTGCTTTGTTAATATCTAACTTGTGTTTTTGGCTTATGAATGCGGCTATATTATCATTGTCGATGCCTTCATCCTTTTTATTAATAAAGTCCTTTTTAATATTGTTACCAATTCGGTTACGCCCTTCGCCGTAGCCATCTTTAATAAGTTGCTTTGCAGCGTTGCTAAAGTTCCCATTATGTTCTAGGGTGGCGTAAATAGCAAATGGCTTGTAACCGCGGCCGGTTTCAAACTCAGTGCTAGTGCTAAATACTTTAAATAAGTTTAGGCCTTTGTGGTAGTCGGCCGAAATATGTGAATCAGTTTTACCAGGACGCTTTAAATAATCGCGGTCGCCTTTGGCTTCTATCCATTGCCAACCATGGGCCTCAAGTAAACTTACTACATTACATTTGTTATTATAGTCGTCCCATGGTGTGGTAGCGTAAGCGTCGGCGTCGGCTGGTAGTTGTGTTCGGGTTTCTTTTATAACTTCGTTAAAGGATCGGCAAATAGCTAAGATGCTATCGCGTTGCTCTAGGGTTATTACATTTACTTTAAACTCTTTTTCTTTGGTGTAACCTTCACTGGGTGGCGCTAGTACGTACCCGCCTTCGCCTCGGGTTTCTATTAGCACTACTTCTTTGGCGTGCGGGGTTTCTTTAAGTTCTTCTTTGGTAGCGTTGCGCATGGCAAGTTTTTGATTGCCTTGTACTTCCTCGCATCTATAATAAAGATGGTAACCGCCCGACTTTGTACGTACAACATATAACAAAGGTAGTAGGTCTTTTAGGGCTTCTTGCAATCTTACCCAAAGCGTACCGGTAACGTCGTACTTTAAATCTACGTCAATAATTTCTAGGCCAGCACTAACGGCACCACCAATAATGGCAATGTTTTTAGTGCGATCATTATTAAATTGTGCGTTAATTTCTTCGGGTGTTATTATTCTTGTTTGGTATTCCGTCCAAGGAAAAACGGCGCGTTTGTTATCGCCAATGGGTATAACTGAAAATCCTTGTTTAGTGTAGTAGTGTGCGGCTTTTATCATCAAAATAGTTTTTGTTGTTTTATATGATTGTTTATTCGTTCCATTGCTTTTTTGTAGTAGTCGGTATCTAGTTCGCATGCCGTTAAATCAAAGTTATAATCGTGGCATGCTATTGCTATTGATCCGGAGCCTAAGTGCGTATCAAGTATTTTATCGCCAGGCTTTGCGTATTTATCAAGTATCCATTTGTATAACGCTACTGGCTTTTGAGTTGGATGAAATCTCCCCCCCCCCCCCCCATTATTTTCAGCTAATGCTTTACCTCTTGACATACTAAAAATTCTTAATGCTTTTTTAAAAGAACTCCAGGCTAATTCTCCATCTGCTAAACTAAAATCTCTTTGTCCTTTATCCCAAATTAACCACCCCATACTAGGAGGTAAAAATTCCGTCATATAATTTCCACCCCAAATTACTTGATTTTTTGAAACTCTAAACAATTCATCAAAATATTCTTTGTTTGGTATTGAATTATCCCAATCGGTGTTTTTATATAATTTCCAACCTCTACCAGCTTTACTTTTGCCGTTTGATTTTATCCTTGATAAAGCGGCTTTATTTTGTTCATTATCCGCTCCTATCCCATAAGGCGGGTCAACTATGGCTAGGTCGAAGTGCTTATCGGGATAGCGGGACATTAAGGCCATGTTATCTTCGTTGGTTATGGTCATAGTTCTTGCATTTTATAAATTGTTCTTACTTCAAATCCTTGTTCTTCTAATTGTTCGTGGCGGTACTTTTGTAGTTCGCTTAGTTTACCTTTTTCGGCTTTGCATTCTATAAAGAAAGTTTTGCCGTCTTTTAATAACATTAAATCCGGCATGCCATTTTTATTGCATTGTATTATTTTTACAACGTAGTAGCCTAGTAGTTCAAAGTGCTTAATTATTTTACCTTGTAGAATACTCTCTTTCAATAGCTTTAAGTTTTGGTTTTACTTCGTTTACAAATTTACCTTTAATCATTATAAAGATAGGTTTCTTTTTTTCTTGTACTGGTAGTGCTTTACGCCCTCGGGTTTCTTTTTTCATTTTTGTTTAGATTTTTATTATTTGAATATTTGTTAATTTAGTTTGCTTATCGTTTGGGTTTATTAAAATATCAATACGGCTTTTGTATCTTTTATTCATTACGTCATGTATGTAATAAATACCATTATAAATACCGGCGTTTAATATTTTAACTTTGGTACCAAATTTATACTTCTTTTTAATATCGCGACTAACTGCAATAATTCTATGCTTTGCTGGGTTAATACTATCCAGGACAAACCCACTAGCGGTAATGTTTGGGGTTGAATCAGTTTCCTTGGCGCTTGCAGTATATGTAGTTAATGTTACAAATTCATATAAATTAGTAACATTAATTTTATTTAATATATATCCTTTGCTTAAAGAACTAGGAATTAGTAAGATAAATAATATTATTAGTTTCATAGTTTAGTTTTAAAAATGCCCTCATAACCCATTTGGATAACCCACTACAATTATTTAATGTTGTTTTTTATGAGGGCAATGCAAATATAAATAAAAAAACTTTAAAAAAAATATTTTTTTATTAAAAAGAAAATACTATATTTGCTCTCGTAGTATAAAACAAACTACATTTTAAATCATGGCATTATCACAATTAGGAGGTACAAACACAATCTACCTCAGTGTTGCGGACGGCAACTTAGTACGCCAACACAAACAAGCAACCGAGCGCACAACCGAGCGCATTACAAAAACCGGTAAGCTAGTTTATGAAGAAAGGTTTAAGGATCTTACTGCAAAACTAGTAAAGATTGACACCAAAGAAAATGACTACGGCAAGCAATGGCAACTTAATTTTACCGATGGCGAAGTTACTTATATAGTTTCGCTTCCGTTTAGTAGCCGTTACGCTAGTAGTTTTTTAAAAGCGTTACCAAATGTAAACTTGTATAAAGAAGTACGCTTTATGCCATGGGCCATGAAGGACAAGTTAGACGCCACTAAAACCATTACGGGTATTACTTTGTACCAAGACGGCAATAAGATAGCGCCGGCCTATACCAAAGAAGAACCTAACGGCTTACCACAAATGACCAAAATAAAAGTAAAAGGTAAAGAGCAATGGGACGATAGCGATATGATGCTATTCCTGGAGAATATGGCAAACAATATCTTTAGCGTCTTAACTGCAACCGAACTAGAAGATAACGACGAAACACCTTTTTAGTAGTGTTGGTTTTTTAAATAGCGGTTTCGGTAGCTTCCGTTTAAAAAGCTACCTTATTTAAAAATCATAAAAAAAAATTATATGCCAGTATTAAAAATTACAAAACAAACCGATTTAATCTTTAACGAAGATAGATACTTTGTTTACATAGATAATAAGTTTATAAAAGGATTCGGCACTTTAGAACTAGCCGACGAATTTGCAGCCAAATTAATTTCAAACGGCGGTAAGGAAAAAAATGACGAAGTAACCATTAAAGAAATTATATGCTAGTAAAAACAAAACCAAACCAATTAACGTTCGTGGACGGGCGTTTTTATACTGACACCGACGGGCAGTATTACCCAAGTGCTACCACCTTGCTTGAGGCATATCCAAAGCCTTACCAATTAATACAATGGATGAAGGACATGGGTGCCAAGGCCGACGAAATTAGGGACAATGCTGGTAAGCGTGGAAGCGCAGTGCATCAACTTACTGAAAACTACGACGAAGGCATTGAGTGTAACTTGTTAGATGAAAACGGCAAGCCAAAACATAGCCTAGAGGAATGGGCCATGTTTGAGCGTTACGTTGATTTTAGTAAAATTCATGCACCCGAGCATATCTTAATAGAGCAAACTTTTGTTAATGGTAAGCTAGGCTTTGCCGGTACCTTGGATCGTATTTGCCGTATTGATGGCAAAGTATATGTATTGGACATCAAAACCTCAAACGGCATTTATAATAGTTACTGGTTACAATTAGCTGCTTATAAGGAACTTTACATGGATGGCGTTCTTCATGGATCCGACTTGCCTAATATTGACGGCGTGGCTATTTTATGGCTCAATGCCAAGACCAGGACTTACGGAAAGAATGGTGCCATACAAGGCCCAGGATGGCAAATGGTAACCAAAGACGACACCGCCAAAGACTGGGATTTATTTAAGTCGGTGCAAAAACTTTGGCTTGCAGAACACGAGGACGATAAGCCAAAAGAATTTAGTTACCAACTATCTCATAAAAAATAGTAATTTTACCCCATGACTACCAAAAGAAAACGATTGTATTTCGATATTGAAACAGCGCCAAACATCGGATTCTTTTGGCAGTCTGGGTTTAAATTAAACATCGGCCCGCAAAACATTATAAAAGAGCGTGCCATTATTTGCATTTGCTACAAGTGGGAAGAACAAAAAGAAACCCATGCGCTTAGTTGGGATAGTAAGCAATGCGATAAAAAAATGCTACAAGACTTTATAAAAGTCTTAAACACCGCCGACGAAATTGTAGGACACAACGGCGATAAGTTTGATCTGGCATGGGTGCGCACGCGTTGTTTGTTTCATAAGGTGGAATTATTCCCAAGTTACATAAGCATTGATACTTTAAAAGTAGCACGCGCGAAGTTTAAATTTAATAGTAATAAACTTAATTACATTGCTCAGTTTTTAGGCATTGGACAAAAGATTAAAACCGACTACGATTTATGGAAGGATATTGTTTTAAAGAAGGATAAAAAAGCAATGGACAAAATGATTAAGTATTGCAAGATGGACGTAATACTTTTAGAGAAAGTCCATAAGGCATTAAGCAATCATATTTTACCTAAGACGCATTACGGCGTAATATTTGGCGCAGATCGTGGTTCATGTCCCGAGTGTGGAAGCGACGAACTTGTAAGACACATGTCGCGCGTTATGGCCAGTGGCCTTAAAAAGATTATGTACAAATGTAAAACTTGTAATAAATTCCATAGCAAAACCGATAAGTAACATGAGCGCAAACCAAGAACAAGTAGGCGGTAATCATTACAAACTATACAAGATTCAGCCTATTGAATTTATACAAAGCAATAGCATTCCTTTTATAGAGGGCAACGTAATTAAATATGTAATGCGCCATAAGTATAAAAACGGCATTGAAGATTTAAAAAAAGCAAAACACTACATTGATTTATTAATACATTATGAATATGAAACTTCCCAAAAATTGGAACAAAATGAAATTAAGTGAGCAAGAAGTTTTTTTAGTTAAAAAACTTACCGAATTATATGACCTCGAAAATTATATAAGAAAAACATTGGCGTCAATACGCGGAGGCCAGCGCATACATGTAGCCGACGATATAAGACCAGATGAAGACCTTTTAAAAAATGCTTAAAATTAAGATTATATATCGCAAACTAGGTAGAGAGCAAGCCCATGGCATGGCTAGTAGTGATGGTATTATTGAAATAGACGAACGCCTTAAAGGTAAAAAGCACCTAGAAATTTTAATACACGAGGTATTGCATTTGCTCTATCCTAGGAACTCGGAAGATACCATAATTAAAAACTCGGTAACGCTTACCCGTATTTTATGGAAGGAAGGTTATAGGCGTGTGGACCAAAAAGAAGACGAACCTTTACAAGACGGCTTAATATAAAAGCAATGATTAGAGTAATTAATTTTAGTGGCGGTAAGACAAGCGCATTAATGACAATAATGAATTATAGAGAAGGCGACTTAGTAATATTTGCCGATACTGGTAGAGAACATGCAAAAACATATAAATTTATTAATGACTTTGAGGCCCACGAAAATATTCCAATTATTAGAGTAATGTTTGAAGGGGGTTTTAGAGGAATGCTTGAAAAAAAGAAATGGAAATTAATACCAAATAGAGTAAAGAGAGAATGCACTATTGAACTAAAAATTAAAACTGCTAAACGATGGTTAAGGGCTAATTATGGGAAACAAGATTATGAGTGGCTTGTAGGTTTTAGATCCGATGAAGAACGTAGAGTAAAAGGATATGAACAAAGACAAAAATATATAATACCAAAATTTCCTTTATATGAACAAGGTATTGACAAAGCGATGGTTAATGATTATTGGAGCAAGAAGCCATATACTTTAGAAATACCGGCAATACTTGGTAATTGTACTTTATGTTTTTTAAAAGGTAAAAATGCAATAATTAACATTTTAAGAAGCTATCCAGAACTTGCTACCGAATGGATTGAAGATGAAGAATTTAGCAAATTGAAGGGGGCGGGGCATACATACTTTCAAGATACAACATATAAGAATTTATTAAACATAGCACAAAACGATTTATTTAAAGGGCAAGACCTTTCCGATTTAACTCCAGCTTTTAATTGTTCTTGCACATCATAAAACTACCAATGCAATTACGCGACTACCAAGTTGACATATCCGAACAAGCCATACAAATAATAAAAGACTTTGGCTTAGTCTATTTAGCTATGCAAGTGCGCACTGGTAAGACCATTACAAGTTTGCATATTGCTAGTTTATATGGTGCCAAGAAGGTTTTATTTGTAACCAAGAAAAAGGCCATTAGTAGCATCCAGGAAGATTACGATAATAGTAACTGCCTTTACGACCTAGATATTATCAATTATGAAAGCGTGCATAAGGCCCAACAAAATTATGATCTTATTATAATTGACGAAGCCCATGCGTTAGGGCAATATCCTACGCCTAGCAATAGGACGATGGAACTAAAAAAGATATGCACTGGTAAGCCCATTATTTATTTAAGTGGCACGCCCACGCCCGAAAGTTATGCGCAGTTATACTACCAATTTTGGGTAAGTACATTTAACCCATATAAGCTATTTAAAACCTTTTACGCATGGCATAAGGAATTTGGCATACCGGCTAAAAAATACGTATTCAATAGGGAAATTGCGGACTATTCCAAGGTAAAACAAGAACGCATCCAAATTGATACGGCGCATTTATTTTTAACCTATACCCAAGAAGAAGCTGGGTTCGAGGGCTTAGTTGAAGAAAAGATTTTATACGTCGCCATGTCGGATAAAATTAAGTGGGCCATTGGTAAAATAACCAAAGACAAACTTTTTAAAACCAAGGATGGCGAAGTAGTCCTGGCGGATACTGCGGTTAAGGAAATGCAAAAGGTACATCAAATTTGTAGCGGATCCGTCAAGACCGAGGATGGCAATGCTTTAATGTTTGACGACACAAAGGCCAAGTTTATAAAAGAGCGGTTTAAAGGGCAAAAGATAGCCATTTTTTACAAGTATATTGCCGAGGGCTTACAATTACGCTATACCTACGAAGCCCTCGTTTATGACGATCCTATGGCCTTTAACGAGGCATCCGGCCCAGCGGTGTTTATAAGCCAAATACAAAGCGGGCGGGAAGGCATTAATTTAAGCACCGCCGATGCCTTGGTTATGTACAACATAGACTTTGCTGCCGTAAGTTATTGGCAATCAAGGGCAAGGATGCAGACCAAAGACCGCACCGAGGCTAGTAAGGTGTACTGGGTATTTACCCAAGGCGGCATAGAAGATAAGATTTACAAGCTAGTGCAAAGCAAAAAAGACTTCACTTTAAGCCATTTTAAAAAAAGTTTTTTTTAATTAAATAAAAATACATAGCTTTGATTTATTAAAAACAAACAAACTATGAGAAAAATTTACACCTACAAAGTAAGCGGTTATTTAATGAAAAAAAACGCTGAAACTTTTGAAATGGAAAGAAATTCTTTTGTATCTAAAGTTATTGCACTTACAAGATTAAAAGATATTGTTACTAATGAAGATAGAGAATTTTTTGAATGTGAAATTGCTTTACAATTCAAATGCGATTATTTTGAATTAGATGGATTTGAAATAAATAATTAATCCCCCATGCGTTTAGGTCGGTATCGCCTATGGAACAACCGATATATTTTTTATTTAAAAACTTTAACATGAACAAGCAACAAAACCACAACTTTCAAGCGGTGGTAATTTTAATTGTAGTATTTTTAGTAACCGCATATCTTGAAAATATATGATAAAAATACTACTAGAATTTTTAAAATTCTTTTTAATATCGCTACCATTAGCGCTATTACTTTACGTAACAATATCTTTAATTTATAAACTAAAGGAATATGGCAAACCATAACGAATGGATTGAATTATCAATCATAGAAAAGATTGACCTTGTAGGCAAGCTAACGCACCTACTACAAAATGATATAACCAGTTATAAAGCATTTAAAACATATATTGAATTAAGTGAACTTGCTGGATTATTTAACGAGGTAAAAATTAACAATGAAGGAAATTCTTAAATACATAAAACTTTACACCGGATGCAATGACCACGCCTTAAAGCGTATAAGTCTTATTTTAGAAGATAAAATAACGCCCAAGGTTATTGAAAAAGTAGTAATAGTAGAAAAGTACATTAATAAAAATATAAAGCCTAAATTGACTATTGAACAATGGGCGCCAATATATTTAAAAGAAAATAACTTAACCTACGAGGAAGTTAACCAAAAATCTAGAAAGGTAGAAGTTTGCAGAATTAGAACTAAATTTTGTCGCGAAGCGTTTAAAGCTGGTTACGGATGCGCCGAACAAGCAAGATATTTGAAGCGTAACCATACCACAATACTGCATAACATACACCAAATTAAAACTAAATAAGTTCGTATTTACCCCCATCTAAAGCCCTTAAGACTTGGTTTCTTAGGGGTTTTTTTGTTGTGTAACTTACATGCACCCACGCCGGATTTGTAGCCGTACCATGCTCCCAAATAAGTTGATCAAACTTTAAACTTGCTTTTATATAATTAAAAATATCAGCATTTGTAATTTGGTGTGAGTGTCCGTCCATATCAATATCAATGGCTTCCCCCCTGGAATGCTGGCTATTTTTAGCGGCGCCTTTAATTAAATTGCAAAGTTCTACCGAACGGAATCCACTACTAATATAAATTGGCACGCGGAAGTTGTTGCGTACTGGTTCAAATATATGCTCGGCTAATTGTTTAAGATTCTCTATTTGCTCGGCGTTGGGCATATTAGTTAAGCCGGCACGCTTTGCGCTATCGGATCTAATAAGTTCGCCTAGTGTAAGGTGTTCACTAATGACCATAAATAACGCTTTAAAAATATAAAACCTACTATTGCAATAATAAGCCACCAAAAACGGCGCTCGGCTTGTTGCTTGTACTTATGCTCGGTATTGTATAAAACCTTGTAAAAACGCACGCTATCCATCAATATAGCTACTTTACGCACGTCCACTATATAGCCGGTATGAATTTTAACTATGTCCCTAGTTTTGTATATAGTTTTACCTTGCTCGGTTAGGGTTATAATATTATTAATAGTATCGCGCTTGTAGTTGGTAATAGTGTCAGTCTTGGTAATAGTATCGCTATTAAGTATAAAGGCGGTATCGTTGGCGCATGGGCGCTCTAGGGCTAAGGTGTTAAACACTCTATTACTTGCGTCCCTATTGTTTAAAACTAAGCGTTCGGCCTTGCGGATAGGATTGCACGAAATTATAAGCAACGCAACTATTGCCAAATAAATAAGTATAAGTTTATTTATGGGTGCCATAACGTGTATCGTGTGGGTTAAGCCAGTTTACAATAATTGGTAGCATTGATATTACACCAGCGCTTATAACTTCTTCTAAGGTAACTTCGTAAATATTGCCTTTAGTTATTATCATAGTAAGTATTGCCGTTATGGCAACCTTTAGCCAGCTTCCGTAAATACTATTTAGGAACTTCATTTCGTTTTACTTTTTTAGTAGCGTTGTAATAATAACGTATGGCCATAATACCCGAAACGATTGCCACCAAACCCGCTACCATTGTTATTAATGGTTGCACTTGTGTAATGGTTAAGGTTGCGGCGGTCATGCTTACGCCGGTGTTTATTAGCGCATTGCTAGAATCTTGAGTCATTATCTATTATTATAAGCATTAATGTAATCAAGATCCACATCGTACCCAAAAGAATGGTAACCCATCGGCTCCGGCCACACCTTATATTTGCTAAAATTAGTGGCTTCTTTGTTGGGCCAAATAATATCGATGCTATACATTTGAGCGCTAGCTTCGTCTAAAAAGCCTAAAGGTATTGCAATAACATCTTCGGCTAGGGTTTGTTTTAAAGTTGACCAAGTGGCTTCGGTCATTTCGTATTTTCTAAATTGCATATTTATAAAGTTGTAAGGGTTGCTAATTCGGCGTTGGTTAAACGTGTTTTAAATACTAAGGTTTGTTTTATATTTGTTTGTTCTCCAGTTACACTTAAACTAGCATTACTACCAAAACCAAAAACACTTAAAGCAGAATTAAAAGTAAAAGTTGAAGTGCCTGAAGCAACTTGCGTTCCATTAAAATAAGCCGCCCAATCTCCAGACTTATAAGCTATTGCACATTTTACATAATCATTAGTTAAAGCAGTATTTGTATTATTTAAAATAATAACTCCACCTCCTTGAATGTAAAATAAAAATTTATCAGGATTTACACTTATCTCTTTACCTAATATAATAGAATTTGTAAAAGCGCCACTTGTTAATGCAATATAATTACTAGATCCATCAACCGAAGGGACTTTAAACTCAGCAAATAAAGTTCCCTCAGTTTGTCCTATTAAAGAACTTGCAGAAGTTTTATTACAAACATCCGAATTCCTAGTAACAGTCGCCGCGGTTGTTGGGATATAACTTGTAGCGTACGCGCCGGCTTCTACTTGTGCGCCCCACACATATAAGCTAGACGTTCCGTCGCCGGTGTAGTTATTGCCGTTTGCGTCATTACTATTTCTTAACATTAAAAAAAATGCAGAACTTATAGTTGCCGTTGCGGTTGCCGTTGCTATGCAACGATACCAACCATTGCCATAGTTTTCAATTTTACCAGTAACGCTACCAGAGGACGTAGTTATTACTCCGGTTTGAATATTAAAATTAGAATTTAAAGAAACCCCAAAAGCAGTAGAGCCAAAACCAATATTAAATCTTCTATCTCCGCTTCCTTGCTTTACAAAAGCACTTATAGTATAAGTTGTACCAGATACAAAACTAAAATTTCTTTGTAAACTATGTTGACCACTTGAGCTATTTTCAATAACTAAATCAGCATTATTATATCCATCCGGACTTATTGCTACATTACCACTAACATTAAGTGCATTCCTAGTCCAACCAGTTGTATTATCTAACATTTGACTATAAATCATTAAATTCGTCCTTGTTGGCTCCATTAATAATTGAGGGCAAGTACTACCAAAATAGTCTAAACGTGGTAGGTTTGTAACCGGCCCTTGCGTAACCGCTGCTGTTGTGGTATCTATATAATTTGTAGCGAAGTCGCCAGTTTGTCCTTGCGCGCGCCAAATATAAACGGAATTTGTTGTGGTTGAATTTTCGTTTTGTACCGCAGATAAAGAATCAACTAATTGAATATTTGCAGCGGTAGTAGTACCTATAAATGTAAATTGACAACGATACCAACCACCTCCAATGCTTGTCATTGTTCCAGTACTACTAGCTCCGGCAGAAAAAGTGCCGGTAGTTAAATCAAAATTAACAAATAATGTACCCGACCTAAGCTGTATAAATGAATGTGTATTTGCTTTAGCATATACCGAAAAAGTTTTTGCTTCATTTGTACTACTATAAACAGTTTGAATTATTAATTTAGTATTTGAAGTGCTAGAACTACCAGCTAAAGAAAATGCAGTTGTGCCAGTATTAGGGTCCGCAATGCCGGTGCCTATTGTTGTATTTGTTTTAGTCCAACTTGCATTACTAAAAACGTTTGATTGCAACGCTAAATTTGTAATACAACGCTCAATAATACCAGCGCTATTCACTCTTGTTGCAGTATCGCCCGTTCTTGTAAAGGCCATATCGCCCGTTCCATCGGTAGGCTTTGCACTATATAAGGTGCCTACTTTATATCCGCTAGGGATAGTTATAATTGAAGCATTGTCGTAAAATGATGCCATAGTTTATTTTTTTAATTATATTTTAAAAATCTTATTTTATTAGTAAAGCAAGTAAACCCTTCAACTATGCCGCCGGCAGCAATTACTCTTGTACTAAAGCTATTCGCCTCGGTTACGCTAATAAAACCTTGCTCGGCTAAGGTTTGCATCCAAGTTCCATTTAAACTTAAACCCATAACACTTACTAAGGCTTGCTCCCACGTTCCGTTAACTACATCGGTTGCGCCCATAAATCTTGCAAGCGCTTCAATCCAAGTTCCATTAACCGGATTCATTACCCCGTTGGCCTCACATATTGCTTGTAGCCATGTGCTTTGCGTATCGGTTACGCCGTTAAGGTTTGCAAAGTCTTGTATATATATTCCCATAGTTTATTAATTTAAAGGCATATCGCACGCGTCAAAGTCCGATATTGTGTTCATGTTAAAAGTTAATTCTACGCCACTTAAATAATCTTCAAACTTATCAAGTACAAAGTTATAAGATATATTTTCGTCAATCTCGAAGTCGTTACCGCCGTTGCGCAATTTACTTATAATGTCGGCGGCTATGCCAAGTTGATCGCTAGCTACATCTGGTTCGAACTCGGCTTCAATGCCGGCCTTATCCAAAAACCAAAGCGTAACGCTATACACTTGCTCGCGCCCTATGTTTAAACTTCCATTATTAATGGCATAGCAAGCAATAGGGTAAATAGGTTGATCACTTACAAATAGCCACTCTCTTGGCGTCGCGTTCTTCACGCTTCGTATCATTGCATGGCTTTCTAGTAGTGTCCTTATTGTTTTTATTACTTGGTTGTAAGTCATTAAATTTTTGTTTTACTTTATCAATAAACTCGCGTTTATAACTTCGTATCTTCATAAGGGTAGTCTAGGTTTGAAAATCTTCTATTGTTATATCGTCCTAAATATATTGGCGAAGTATATGCCTTTGTTTGCGGCGCTATATCGTCAAAGCCACTTCCGTAGTCTAAATATTGCGGGAATAACTCGGCATTTTCGCGAAGGTAGTCTATAAGGCGTTGCTTATAAAACTCGCCGTTTTCCATGTACTTACGCTCTAATAGTTCAAGTTGGCCTTTACTTGGGTTGTTGCTTTCTTCGGCGCTTTTTTGTAAAACACCTTTACTAAAAAATTGATAGCTTGTACTTACTACCATTTCGGCAATAGTAAACCAAAGTAAAGAATCGGTTACGTAGTCGTCAAGTAATGCCTTTTCGGTAAGGGTTAAATTGTCGGCATCGATGCCAGCTTGCAACCTATTGTAAAGCCCACTACCTAGGGCCGGCAAAATGTATTTATCTTGCGCTAGCTTAATAGTTGGCTTTATTTGTTTGCCGTCTATGGCATCGCTTATGGCGGTGCGGCTTTTAATTAAGGTTTCGTTTATAAAAAGTATATTTAAACTCATATTTTATTTTTTACGTGTTACTACTTTTACATCC